GGTCCGTGCGCTCCGTATAAGCACTTGAGCTCCAACCAGGTGTTCCCTATCATCCTGGGGAAGCCGTGAAACTCATCGATCGATGTGAACATATCGCCGGTCATGGGATATCTCAAAACATCTTTCTCCACGTTGGCGACCCATTCACTGCAAATCTGGCACTTAACTTTCATCGCTTTTCTCCCAAAATACCACTTTTTGCAAGCGCCTGTTATTCCTCAACTTAATGCCATGTCTCCACGGGCGGGACACCCTACAAACTGCCCTCTCCCTTTTCACGTTGATCCTTCAGGGCCTCCGCGTATGGGTCTTCTTCAATCACCGGCTGACCACCGGCCACGCTGATTGGGATGTGGACTGTCTTTTCGATCGTGTGCCGTCCCATCCAGAATCCCACCCACAACACGGCGAGGAACACGATTGCCCCCGCCACCAACACCGCGATAACCTGTAGAATTGTCACCATATTGCCCTCACCTTTTGGTAATGTCAATCACATTGTTGGGCTGTGCCACGATGATCCCGGTGACAGATGCCTGATACCTGTTGATCGTGTCCGCTTCCCGCACCTCATACCGGAAGGTGTATTCCGCAATATCCAACTCCAGCGGGTCCCCGATAAACGGCACGAATGCCAGCCCCTTCGGCGTGTCTGCCAGGATCTTTGGATTGCGGAGGATGTACCCTGGCTGCTCATCCTGGTCCTCGGCTTCCTTGCCGATGATCAAAAACTCTTTTGCTCTCACGATTACAATCATTCTGAATCCTTTCCGTTTTTAGTTATGAGGTGGCCCGTCCAAAGCCCTGCAATAAAGAAGACTATTGCGATCACCACTGCTATGATATTACCGTCCATCATTCACCCCTTGAAGACATGTCGCTCAGCTCCTGGAATGCACTGTCTGCCTGCTTTGTAGCCTCGTCCCTTGCATCCGCAGCGCCGGCTGCCTTGCTGTTTGCGAGAATCCCCACCTGCACTTCCGCCTGAATAAGCTCTCTGATCTTGTCGATTGTTTCCTGGTGCATTGTCTTTCCTCCATTTAAGATTCGTGCTTGCGCACTACTGCCAATTCTTCGGCGATGATATCACCCCAAACATCAGGATGAGGAATATCACGCACGCCCATACGCTTAGAAACGTTTCAACCCACATCGTAAAAATACTCCGGTCCTTCCGGGCGGTTCTCGTAGCCCTCTTGCAACCTGCGGTCATGCTGCAGGTAGGCCTCTTCAGCATCTTGCCTTTGCAGCTTCTCAACGTGCTCTACCCGTGCCTCTGCCAGTGTCTTCCTGAAGATAGGAGGCAGCACCGGGAGGATGGCTGGATGCGCGTCGTCAAGAGCCAGGCAGAACAACGACAGCACGTCTACGGTATGATCGTACTTCTTGCCGGTCGGGAACTTCAGCAGATGATCCAGGATCATGTCTCCCATCGGTCCTACTGGTAGATGTACCTTGCCGGATGCCGCTCGTGCCTGCAGTGCTCTTGCCCTCGTGGGCTTATCCTTGATCGGGGCAATGAATTCCATCCGGCAGTACGTGTCCCTTTCCTGCATTCGCTTTCTTATGTACGGATGCAGGGCTCGCTTGATCACACCCTTCTCACCAAACCAACAGAATGGCTTATACCGCGCGATGAGGTCTATCTGCCGCTCAATCCACTTGACTGATTCCGTCTGCCCTCTCCACCAGTCCTTAATCCAGATGTCACTCACGTGGTCAAGGGCTATGATGCCGTGCTCAGTAAAGTCGGCCTGCTCCTCCTCGGTAACAGCGTAATCGCTCGACCCGTAATAGTGAACGAGTGCCGGGTACTGTATGGGCTCGTATCTATGAAACCATTCACGCTGAAAGAACGTGCCTTGCTCCGGCTGTGGTCTCTGTTGAAACAATGCGTTCCATGTCCTGCTGTTTACTTTAAACGGCTCGAAATGCTTTTCACTGAACCACTCAGGCCAGAGGTATTCTCCTACCTTACGACCAAGCGGGTCATCAACACGCTCAGCCTGTGCCGGGATGCAGACGATATACCAATCGCGCCCATCCTTGCACCTGATCAGCCCAGTCTCGCCATCGTAATTGTCAGGCAGAATCCTACCAGACAGGTCGTCTTCGTGCCACCTGGTGCTTATGATGATCTCCCAGCCGCCTGGAATGAGCCTGGTCCGCAGATCTTCCTGATAAACGTCCCAGGTCCTGGCCCTTACGGTGTCGCTGTCGGCCTCCTGGCGCCCCTTAATCGGGTCATCGACGATGATCCCGTTGGCCCGGTTGCCCGTTATGCCTGATAGAATACCACACGCCAGGTATTCGCTGCCGTTCGTCAATGCCCATTCATCTGCCGCTGCTGTCTCGCTTGATATCGTGGTTTGGAATACTGACCGGAAGGTCATTGATCTTGCTATCTGCCGTGCCCTGCGGCCATGTTTGCGGGCCAGGTCTGAACCGTACGATGAGAGGATGATCTTAATGCCTGGGTATTTACCCATGGCCCAGGTTGGTGCCACCACTGAGCCGTACGTGCTCTTGGCTGACCCGGGAGGCAGGAAGAACATAGCCCTCGGCAGCTCACCCGTGATGACCCGTTCTATGGTCTCAAGGATTAGAACGTGATGGTCGGCCAGCCCTGTTTCAACCGGCGCAAACATCCATTCATCTGGATCTTCAGAGACTGGCCGCCCAGGAACGTCAATAGCCTTAGCGAAGTCGAGCAGGCTTGCTCTTGACCTTCTTCGCTTTAGCAATTCCTTCGCTGCGCCCTCTTCGACTTCCGCTTGCGATAAGTTGTAATTCTTCATCAGTTAGATTTGCAAACTCGATGGGTCCGCCGTCTTTGCCGGAGATCTCTTTCTTCTCCACATACCTGCCGCGTACTTTATAGAACATGTCCAGACCCCGTGCCCTGATCGTATGGTCTGGTTTTGTCCCGAGCACCTTCTGCCCATCCGGTGTCGTTATCTCGTCAGTTGCTATCATGAGGTCCTTGTGAACACCCGCCGCAAATTCATCTGTCAGGCCTGCTTTCTCAAGGATTTCGCAGTAAGTGCCCTTTATCACAGGATTTAATAGGATTGAAGCCGCTTGTGACTTTGCAGTACTCGTTGAATATCCAGCACTTATGAGCGCGTCCTCCTGGGACATGCCCTTTAGTAGCCCCGCGGCTATTTTCTTCCCCCTCATGCGTAGCTGATCCTTGGATTTGCCGAGCTGCTTCTGCTTTACCTTTGGTGCTGGCTTCACCGGCTTCCTGGCTTGAGGTTTCTTTACTGGTCGCTTGAGTGCTTTCTTCTTCGGTTTCTTACCACTGGCCATGCGTGTCTCCCTGATAGCTTTCACTGTCGCAACCAATGTTATCTCCGCTATTTGGCAATGTCAATGGGATTCCTGAATCGAATAGCTTGCAGCGGCTGGTCTTCTTCACGAGCCGATCCTTACGCTTCCGCAGGCACTGGCCATCGTACTTACCGAGATCAAATAGCGCTTCCGATATCTCGACCTTGAAGCTTACACAATTTTTGCACTGTTCTTTCATGTCGCCTCCTCCAGCGTAACGAGCAGACGCCCGTCGCAGTCAAATCTGAATACCGACGATTCGTTTCCCCTCAATCCACAACTCCCAAAAGATGCCCCTGCCGACTCCCATAGGACGCACGAATAACACAAGCAGCTTTGCCTGCTCACCGGGCAGATCAACTTAAATGCTTCCTGGTGGTGGATAATTCTCATATCTCCCCTCTCCTTTCAACGCTTGCTTGGCGATAGATTTTGCCGCCTTAATATCTGCTTTCAATACTTCACCAGTTAGGCAGTCAACCATATCTGTAATGGCATCCGTCAGTTCCTTGATGCGGGCCTTCAGAAACAACACCAGTTCTATCGGGTCATCACCAAAATCATCACCCAATCTCAAGTCATGTCCTTTTACTTTATCTTCCAGTTCCTTGATGCGGGCAGACTTCTCCACCCCTGACTTATTCATCATAAGGTTCTGCTCTCGTAAAACCTCGTTCTCCGCTTCGAGTTCACGGTTGATGCTCATGGGTGCCCTCCCTTAATGCTTTAGCAACGGTTTCAACGAAATCGCGATAGGCTCCATATTCACGCTTATAAATCAGCATGTAGATGTTTTTATTAAACGAATCCGATATAAGTTTTTCATATTTGTCGATTTCTAATCGCAACTCTTCTCGATACATTGCTCCAAATTTATATTGTTCAATATATTCCCTAACTACTTTGGAAATTTCTTCTCTTGTCATCCCTTCACCTCCTCCAATGTCTTTATCCGTTCCCGTATCCACGCTTCTATTTTGTCTAATGTTTTATCGGCTCGGGCGGCATAGGCGGCATAGGCGGCATCGGCGGCATAGGCGGCATCGATGGCATCGGCGGCATCGGCGGCGGCATCGGCGGCACGGGCGGCGGCATAGGCGGCATCGGCTGTTTTTTTACTCGGATTTTTAAGATATTCCTTCGCCGCCTCTATTGCTTGCCGTGGTCGTTTATCGTCTGGGTATTTTTTCTCGAAAACATCAATAACTAACTCTGCTGAAAATATCGCCATAGCAACACTATCCTCTTTTTTCCAATGCCACGCCTTGACGATTTTCATGCTTTCCCATGTGGACTTATCATTGTCGGTGAAATGCTTTCCCTTTGCTTCCACTTCACACAGGATTTCACCTTTTACATATTTTAGGGCATCAATGATGCGGTTGGAGCAGTTAAATCCGACACAAATTTCCTTGCATTCTGTGGTTCGCCACTTCCCGATTTCCCATTGGGAACCATCATGGTTTGACTTTAATCCCGTTCTGACAAATTTATACATTGGCATCTCCTTCCCCCTTCTGGGTTGCCCCTATAAATAAGTCTAACGATTGATTCTCGGTAGCTTTTTGTTTAGCCTTCTCTTGTTTTTCTTGTTTTTTTGACATACCAAAAACATGAGGGTTTATGCAATTACCTACCCGCTTATCATCCACTCGGTGCATCGTCATCTTCCCGCAGGTCGGGCAATACATTGTTATCGCCTTAACATTCCGTTGGTAGTGCTGCATCACCCTTCTCCTTGAGGCATTTTATTTCTACAACAAACGGCATACACCCCTTCCTTCTTACCATTGCGTAGATTCCCTTGGTAGCCATGACTTCAACTTGGACTTCACTCGCATCATAAGTCCACGCTGAACTCAAGTATGTTTTATCAAGTAGCATTATGTGTTTTTTAATTCCCATCACCCTTCTCCTTTCTCACCAATGTTTTGCTGGCACTCTCATAGTAGACATCTGTTAAATCACCATACATATCCTTTAAATCTTTCCATAACCTTGTATTCCGTATCCCCAGTTCCATAGCAAGGCTGTTAATGGCTTCCTTTATACCTTGATTTTCATCAAACCTTCGACACATCTCATCGCTTAACTGTATGGGGAACTCTTTTTTACTTTTTTTCATCAGCCTTCTCCTTCCTCTTGGGGTTCTTCGACAAATGCCACCCCTTCAGCCTCTCGTTCAGGGCGGCGATGGTGGCATCCTTCTCGACGATTATTTCCTTGCCAAAGTCTGTATAAGACACAAAGTCTGAGTATAAGATGTAATCTCCAAACCGGATAGGTTCATTCGTGACATCACTCATGCCATGTCCTTCTTTTAGACTGAACGGTCTATATCTCTGCATCACCCTTCTCCTTCCTCACCACCTTAAAGATCGAGCGTATACTTAATCGTTTCATCAGTCGCCCTTTCAACATCGACTACTGACCATCCTTCAATCTCTGGCCAGACAGGAATTGAAATTTCATTCACTCCAATTCTATAATACCGATATGGCCTTCTCCGCCTATTCTTTGGATGCTTCCCCACAATATTCTTTCTGGTCAGGTATCGGAGGTGTTGCCATATTTCCATATCATTCGATCCTTGGACGGAAATGATCCGAGGAACATTATGCTTTTTACAATACTTCTTGAACTGACGCTTGTTCATATCAGAATCCCATCTCCTCGTACATCTCGCGCAGGATCTCCAGTTGCTTATCCCGCCTCTTCTCAAGGATTGATCTCTCAAGGTCAATCATGTGTTTTCGCAGGTCCCCGTAGATTGCCTCCCGGAACGCCCGGATGAAGTTTTCAATCATGTGGGGGTATTCCTCGCGTTCACACTGGCAAACCCTTGTCCACCGCATCTCTATGCGATATTGGTTTAATAAATCATACGTGGTGCTTATTTGTTTATCTACTGATAATTCTGGGTAGTTACCCACTGCCCTCCCAATTATTTTCGATTCAACTGCTTTGATAAAGGCACTCATTTCCCCAACCTCCGCTTCTTTACTTCTTGGCTTATCTGCCATTTTGTCCGGGCCACAATATGGTCCAGTCTTTGAGATTTTAATTTGCGCTTTGTTTTCTGGATGGCGTCCACCTGGGCCTTATCACTCAACTCAGCCATGCGCCTATTATGTGCTCTCACTTTTGGTTTTTTCATAATACCCCCTTATTTTTCTTTCTCCAGGCGCTGTAGCAGCTCGCCCCATTGGTTCCGCTGTGCCTGCACCAAAACCTTTAGGCCGATAGATCCCGTGTCTATCTGGATCGCGTCCCAAAGCTCTTTCCTGTGCTGCATTAACATCTCGTATGACTCATGCCATTTTTTCACTTTTAATCACCTGGTAGTCCTTCAACGCCTGCCCTTTTAAAAGATCCATCCTCCCCATTACCTCAAGGCTATCTTCCAGAAGCAGGTGGATACCCCTGACGCCCTTTTCATCGGCGAGTAAAATTCTTCTGTCTGTCGGATCATAATCATATTTCATTCTATACTCCCTTCTGGCCTATAGGCTCGGCGCATACCACGTACCGTCAACTCCCCATACTCCTTGGTCCTGGCCGTCATCTTCAGCGCCTGTCTAAAGACGACCTTATCCCCAAGAACCTGCGGGTCAAAAAATCCATTACACCGGCACTCATAAAAAATGGCCGCCAGAGTCTCCCGGGTGTCGCTGTCGAGTTTTTTCGCATAGTCATCCCACTGCATTCCACTCGCCCTGTGCCCAATTAGGATCTTCTTTACCAAGTCGTGATCATCACCCAGGATGTCTTCTGGCATCTTCTCTGGAATTATCAAAGGAGGCCGCCCTCTTGCCGGCTCTTTGCTGCTCAAGTTGCTTGATGTCGTCGAGGGCTTTTTGTGCTGCAGGGGATAATTCTTCCCCTGGTTTCCGTAACCAAGGTCTGCCAGTACTTCCGATTGCCTGTTCATCTGTCCTCTCCCAATTTCTAACTGCTGCCTTCCAGTCTTTCATTTTGTTTTTTCCTACCATCCAGCCATTGGATAGGTAGTGGTTCATCCACTTTTCTGGGTCTACTTTATTCTTCCGATCTTTGCAGTAAAAAACAACCTCCTGAATATCCGGTGGGATAAAAACTGTTCTTGGTTTTTTATCCCCAGTATATACTTTACTTTTCTTTACTTTACTTTCCTTTACGGATAAATGTATACATTCTGCCGGCTGAGTGGGCAATATGTCTACATTTAACTCACTCACCGGGGTGGGTGTTGTCATTCTGCCCGGCTTAGTGGGCAGATTCACCTTCCGGCGGGCATACGCATCTTCGACTGAATCTACAAAAGTCTGCATCCAAATCCGCCGATCTTTCCATAAATCGTAGTCAATATTTCCCATGCTCACGAGTTTTTCGATGATGGCCAGAAAGAGGTGCTCCGGGACGTTCATTTTAGATAGAAGATATTCCCATCCCTCTGGGCTCGATGCGTCATAGCAATGGCCATTTGTCTTAGCGAGGACCTCTTGGATTTTGTAGAAAACGGCGAACCCATCATTTTGATAGTTGTTTTCCAGGATAAAAAGGATCTTCCCGTGTTCACAGTAATGGGGGAAGTAATCTACTTCCTGCCTACGTGGTTTTGACATAGAGTTCTCCCCAAAGCACCCGGCAAACGAAGGAGCACCCCCATCGGGGAGACGGGGCAACGTAAGCCGGATGCCATGAGTTTTTGTGTAAGGAGTTCATTCGGTGCTCTCGATTCCCTTTATGAATATTCTTTAAAATTGGCATTGTCAAGGTATTCCTGCGAGCCCACAATAACCGCTTGCGACCGCACCTGCGTTTCCCCGTGCGTTGATTTCAGTTGCTTGGGCATAAGATAGAACCCAGCGCCACATCGCGCAGTCCGAGGCAATGCAGCACTCTCGCACCTGCGGGCACCACTTCTTTTTTGCGTTCTCTTCTGAATACATTTTATCCCTCCTCATCGTACATTGTCGCGATCTTCAACGCCAGCGTGGCTACCTGGATGGCCTCCTTAACAACACTATCGCGCCCATTTTTTTCTCCAACTCTCCGATAGGCGTGCGTCGAAATCGCATCGGCCAGCTCTCCGAGTTCCTCCGTCGTGTAAGTGAGCCATTCAAACGGCGTGCGAGACTGGACGCCCCACTTCAATATCTGTCTTGCGTCCTCTTGCTCCACCATCTTTAAAACCTCTATGGAAACCCCCTTATCACTGATAATCATCTTATCCTCCCAAAATTCTTTTTAATCCATCTCGGATGTCTTTAAAATTGATGTTTTTTACTGTTGTGTTTGAAAGTCTCAGCAGCTCGTAATATTTGTCCTGGCCCAGGATCTTGATGGCGATGTTCCTGGTCTCTCTCGGGTGGGCGTGGAACCACTTGTGGTGCTTGTCACAGCAGCCCAGGAGCGCTTTAGGTAGGAAAGCTGTAGCCATCCTATCCCTCTTGAATAAATGGTGACCACAAATGGACGGCTGACCGCAGCCGGGGTATTTACAGATTGGTTGCTGCTTACAAACTACGATCTGGATAAGTTTATAACATTCACCTTTCATACCTGGCTCACCGTCCAGATCTTCTTCTGGTACTTGCAGAGATAAAACTTAAACTCCGGGTAGAGCTCTGCGGCTACCTTCAACTTAATCCAGGAGTCTTCTCTTGTGAATCCGCCTTTAACCTCGTGGAATTCAATACTTCCATCCGTCCTTACCACCTCAAAGTCTGGTGTGTAGGTCGTGTTTTCTGCAAGTCTCAACTTGATGGATTCGTATCGATAGGCGGAGATGTGTTTCGTCATCTGCAGGCGCGTCAAGATATCAGCGTACGAGGCTTCTGTGCGGTTCATCTGCCTTTTCGGCTTGTCCCTCGGGACCTTCTTCTGCCAGTCGTTAAACTCTTTGAATGTCATTCTCATGCGTGCGGCGAATACCTTCCTATTCTTCCGGCAAAGATGCTGGCGGAGAATTCGATTGCGTGATAGTTCTGGTTTTCCCTGGGGTCGCACTGGTTTGTTTTCATGTCCAAAAATTCCTGGCCTCTATCGGTTTTTATCCACTCCAGAAAGTCAGAAAATTTCCCCCACGGGAAATACTTTTGGTGCAGTTCCTTTAAACAGTTTTCGAGGGCGCTCTTGTAATCGAAGTGTGGCTGGGCGACTACATAATTTTTCATCATTCCAATCGCTTTTCTACGATAACCTACTGTGCTCTTACTACAGCCAAAGTGTTCGGCGATCTCAATGTCAGACACGCCTTCTCTGATCATCTTGTCGCCTTCATCCCAGTCGATGCGGTCATATTTCATGTTAGCCCCTCCTTTGCTCTAAGAACCTTCGAGTAGTAATCTTTCGCTCCTCCTGAGTAAAGGTGAAGCGCCTGCCGCAATGTCCTTCCCCTCTGGTAATACTTGTAGATTCTGATCCCGGCGATAATGTTTTTCTCCGGGTTCTTCAAGTCTGACTGTCTATACTGCAGCCCGACCATACGCGCGCTCGCCGGCATCACCCCCATGAGGCCAGTAGCCCCTGCTGAGGAAACAGCAGACGGATTCCCAGAGCTTTCGACATGGATGATGGCTCTGACGAGCCTGGGGTCCACCTGGTGCATGTGGGATATCTTCTGGGTAAGCTCCAACAAGGTCGTTTTTGAGAAGCTCCCGCTTCCAGGAGATAGATCTTTCAGTGGATATGCCACGGAGATCATCGAGAAGACCGCGACTATTGCCAGGCTTCTCTTGGGGCTCCACTTGTAATGGTATATCACGATTCAGTCCTCCGAATGGATATTGCGGTTTAAACCACTTTCTGAGTGGCCAGCAACCGCGCGATCCACAGTCTGGACACTCCTCACCAATAAAAATTTCATCGCAAAATAGACAGTTTTGGGCGTTGTTGACTTTCATATCTCTCCTTTCAATATTGTAGTGTATACCAGGCCACAGCAAAGGCTATAAGGCACAGCGCTGTGAAAATGGTGGCAATGATGATTCCTCCCCCGTGGGGGACCAGCCGTTCGCCTTTCATGTTACCTCCCTATGTCTACGTCTCCGGGCGCCGGGATATAGACTTGCAGATCCCGGGCAGCCCATATAACAACATCGTTTGTGTATCGGATGAATTCATCCACCGTGAGGCTGGCCGTTGATTTAATTCTGACCAGGCCAGTCTCGTCCGCTTCGTGGTTTGACAGGAATTTATACTTTAAGGCTTCGTGAAGCTCTGCCGAGTCATAACCACAGTGGTCCGCGATCAGTTTCACGACGACCCCCCAGTAATAAGCATTGGCCTGGAGACTTCTGGTGCTGTTGCTTTTCCGTAGGGTCAGTTCAATCTTTTTCCCTTCAAATGTCGACATCCATACCAAATACTTCTCTGGATCATCCAGGAGGAGCCTTCCCTTTTCGACGTGCCCTCGAAAGATCGGGTTCATGACAGCAGCTCCGGATTCTCATAGATGTTGCCGATGATTTCAAGTTGTTCGCTCTCCACGGCCTTAGAGCTTAAAATGTAGGGTTCAAACATGTCGACAATCGGCTTTCCCTTAGAGTAACCAACACACCAAAAGGAACCATTGGAATATTCAATAACAAAGTTATCAGGCTCAAAGTTTTGGACGATATCCCCCTCATAAATTCCTTCCCAGTTTTTGTCATTTAATCCGGTGTGCTGCGTCCAGTAAACCCCCATAAAGGATTTCGACTCCCTCATCTGGATCATGTCGTCGCTGGCCAGAAACCCGATATCTCGCTTGAACTCGCGTAATTCTGTAAATATCATCTTCCCCATATTGCGCCCGGCTTCATCCCAGGAAAGCCACGCCCTGAATTTAATCTCTCTCATTCTCCCGTCTCCTTGAATTTAACATCCCAGGCTTTGCACCCGAGCCTGTCTTTGCATTTTTTGCAGTAGGCTGTGGTCATGGTGTCCCCCGGTCTCTGAGGACACTCAGAAGGCGCAAGCTCCTCCGTCTTTGGGGTCGCCACGGCCTTTTCTGCCTTTGGGCCTGCCTTGGATGCCTTCTCGGCTTTTGTTTCATTGTGGGTCGTTTTAACGCTTCCTCCGAATGACTCAATATGGTCGATCATAGCCTGTAATTCTCCGGCGAACTGATACAACTCCATCTCAAGGTTTCTAATAAACCCATCGCTGCGGGTCATTTCAACGATAAACGGAGGCAATCCCTCGTATGAACTCATGAAATACCAGAGATCTCTCCCGGTGACGTACATGCTCATTTGCACCTGGCAGTAATAATCCATGGGGAAGGTCTTTTCGAGCAGGTATTTGACGTGAGTCTTGGCCATCGGGTTTTTCATCTCTAACCCAGCGTAATCTCCAACTAATCCGTCTGGAGAACAATGGAACAATTTCTTTTCGTCTTTATAAACAAGAGCCACCTTTTGGACGTCTACACCATACATCATCTCGAAGAGCGCCCGTGACGCCGGTTCACGAGCCATGCCATTCAGCATCGCCTGACTCGTGAATGTCTCTTCTTTGGCCCCGGTGATAAATTCTCCGGCAAGTTGCCGCATGTAGTCGTCACGCTGCTTGGATCTTGCGCCGGCAGTCGTGATGATTTTGTCAGCGTTGCTGGCCCCTGGGTTTCCGGCGCAGGCTTGGAACCACTCAGGGCTTAACTGATCAAAAGCGTCAACGATAATAGTCATCACTCCACCTTCCCTTTCTTTTCAGGGGTGGCTTTAATGCTGGCTACCGCCTTATTATAATCTTTTGCCGGGGTCTGATCCAAAGTCTCGACGCCCAGGTATTTCAGGAGACGGACTTCGGTAATTCCCTTAGAATTCAGTAGGTCAACGATCGTCCCCTTCTGCTTGTCGCTGATCAGCTCGATCACTTCCGGCTGAGTGCCTTTTCCATCGTCGTCCTGGTCGTGCGTTGCGAGCCCGGTCAGGGCTAAAATCGTATACCTTTCCAGGTACGAAATCGTGGACCCGAGCTGCTGAATGACGTTTTTGCCACCGGAATCATCCAGGCCCGCGGTCAGTGATGTTGTCTCGCTGTGCCCCAGGGCATGGGAGATCCTGCAGATTACCGTGACCTGGGTGCCATTCTGTATAGTTTCCCAGGCTGCGGAAAGTCCGTGCTTGCTGAGGCTCGCGTTGATCTGCGTAGTAACGTTTCCGAGCGTGGCGTGGCGGAATTCTGTGGTCCCCTTTGACGTCTGGAATTTTACCTGTCTGTCTTTCTCGATTTCTGGAGGGTCTGCCTTAAAGGCGGCCATGGCTACAAAATAAGCCTTCCTGGCCTGGTTGGCCTCCCATCTCTCCTGCAAATCCATCATCTGCTTGATCTCTTCCGGCTTCATGTTTTTTTCCATGGCCCTGATCATCAGGGTTGCCGGTGCCTGGCTCTCCACTAACTCTGTACCTTCGTGTTCTTTGCTCATAACGCCTCCGCTTTCTTTTTCAATTCCTTGGTAAGTTTCACTATCTCCTGGTTGAACCAGTCCATAATTTCCTGGCCCTCAGACGTCTTCATTGTGGGGAAGACCATGCCAACTATTGCGAGTCCGAGATGTTCCAGTCTTTCTTTGTCAGGCTTGCGGTCCTCTTTGCGCTTCCGGGCTGCCTCGAGTTTCTTTTCAGCTTCGGCCTTTTCCTTAGCTTCTCGCTCGATTCTCTCGGCCTCTTCTTTCCGGGCCTTCTCGGCAGCTTCGGTTCTCGCATTCTCCAGCTCCTGGGCTCGAACTGCTTTGGCGTTTTCTTCCTGGATCTTTCTCTTCTCTGCTTCGAGGGTGGCTTTCTCGTCGTCGAGTTTCTTGCGCTCCGCGGCCTGCTGATCGGCAATCTCCTGCAGTCGCTTCTTTTCGATGTCTTCGAGTCTCTGCAACTCTGCTTTGTATTCGGCGTCAGCTTTAATCCCGGCAGTCACTTTTTCACAGAAGGCGTCGAGTTGTTCGTCGGTTGCTTCAGCGATCTGCTCCGCGGTCAGTGCAAACGTCAACACCGTATAGGCGGTGCCATTCCACGTCATCCCAAGATCGAAAAGCCTCATCTGTTTGTCCAGGATGCGCTTCTCTTCAGCCTCAGCAGCCTCTCTTTTGATCCGAGCTTTCTCTTCGGTGATCCGGCCCTCTTCGGCATCGAGGTGTGTTTCAATGGGTTCCAGGAGTTTTAAGATTCGCTTCTCTTCGTCGAGGACGGCCTTGTTATAGGCGTTGGCCTCGGCCCGCATGTCCTTGCCAGTCTTGGTCACGCTGGTACGCCTCTTGACGATATCCATTCTGGCAGTGTGCACTTGCTGGAACCCCTCTTTGTCATCCAGACCCTTGATGGTGAGACCCATGTACCGATCCTTCAACTCCGCGATCGCGGTATCGGTGATGTCAAACTGCTTTAATTCGGTAGTGATGTCCATCCTCTTTCTCCTCTTCTTTTATTGCCACATAGGGCATGATGATCCTGATCTCTTCAGGGATTGGTGTTCCGATCTTGATGTAAAGGCCACCCGATATAACGTCCCCGGGTTTCCCGATAGTAAAATGATGACAACTTTCCGCAGGGCCTGCCGGGATATAGTCTTTGTCTCCGGGAGATCCCTGCCCACG